TGATTAAACAATTGAGGCGATATATCAGATATCATCATGCTACCAAAGACACCCATACACTGAACCTCAGTTCGGCCGATACTGCCATACTGGAAGCTTGGGGGACTGTCCGTGATATGAGGGCGATAGAGGACTTGATGAGTACTAAGAGTGTGCTTGGTGGTTCCAAGATCGAGGGAGTAGTGATTAAGGATATTGCTGATCACACACAGGGGTTCACTAGCTCTTTCTCAGCAAGGCACAAGGGAGACACAGTAATACATATGAGCGTAGAGAACATGGGAAGGGGTGTGTTCAAGGTCGTATCTCCCGAATACAGTGAGAAGTCCGGTGCAAAGAAATGGAAGGGTGATGTTGATACTGTTCTTCAACTGGCAACGCAATACAATTGTGTGCAGCGATTCAACAAAGCTATCCAGCACCTTAGAGATGACGGAACTCTTACCAACTCACCTAAGGATATAGGCCCACTGATGAAAGAGCTTAACAACGACTTCGAGGAGGAGGAAACGGAAAACATTAAAAGCATCCTGTGGAATAAATTCAGAAAGACATTCATCAGAGAGATGAGTAAGGGATTCCCAGACTACTACAAGGGACTGTTGGAAAGAGGGGTAGAGGCTCCTGAGGCTTATGGCCACGGAACAGAGGATGAACTCAAACATGAGATACTATCACGTAAGAAGGAGTATCAGGAGCCTATGAGTAAAAGATTAGGAGAAGAATAATGCCATACATTAAACCAGAAAAACGGAAGTCACTAGAGCGTGGGGTCCATACAAAGAGTGCTACAGTAGGTGATCTAAACTATACAATTTGTGTGATGTTGAACCAATGGCTTAAAGTTAATGATACAAACTATGCTAACATTAACTCTGCTATAGGTGTTCTTGAATGTGCAAAATTGGAACTGTATAGAAGGATAGCTGTTCCCTATGAAGAAACAAAGATAGAAGAAAATGGTGATATTTTCTAGATGAAAATAACAATATTTTTTAGGAGAAAAGAATGTTGACAATGACTCATGTATTAGGTAACAATGTAGCAATCAGGGTTATCCCTGAAAATACAACTGAGGGGGGGATTTGTCTCCCAGAACAAAGTAAAAGAATTTTCCTTGAGGTTGCAAGGGTTCTTGGAGTGGGTGACGGAGAAGACCTTCAGAAGCATACGAAACATTTGAAAGTTGGTGCTAGAGTTTTGATCCTTCCCGGTTGTGCCAAGATGTGTCCTCCAGTTCCCGGAACTGAGGATGTTTATATTGTGGATGGTGGGACGATCCTAGCTATAATGGAAGAATCAGAAGAGGCTTGTAATGGGGAGGAAGATGATGAAGTTTAGAATAGATGGACAAGAAGAAAAACCATCCGTTGATGTTAAACTTGAGAAAGAGGATGGAATGCTCTTTATGATGGGGAAGAAGACAAGTGATACTGAAAAGGCTTATCAAGATTTAGTAATTTTGTCAGATGAGGGTCTGGAAATCTGTCACAGTGAACTCAGTAAATTGGGTTTCCCCACAACCAAGTCTGGAAAGGTGAAGGTGAAAAATGCCTAAAGTAAAATTGTTTGATAAAGATGATGGTCCTCCAGTGGGAATAGCAGCAGAGGACATTAAAAAGGGAGATAGGGTTGTTCTGAACGCTTGCGATAATTATGTAAGCGGAGGCAAGCCTGAGACTCCCCTGTCTCTCGAACTGGTGCATTTTGGTCGGGAAATCTATCTTGCAGTGGTTGATGAGAACGGCCATGGTAAGTATGGGGGGTACTTATTAACTATTGACAAAGAAACAGGAAAATTCAAAAAAGCTAAATCTGTGGGAGGAGATTTTGGACTTGAACTTGATCACAACAATAGTGTTTTAATTCATTAAGGATGTGTCCTCGTTTACCAGAGATTATATCGAGGTTACGTTTCAGGACGGTTGGTACTGGTAAGCCAGCCATCTATTTTTTACAATGAGTCTATAAATATAATTACTTTCGACACATCCTGTCTATATGTTTATAGTCTATACATGTTATCACACACCAAATCCGGCAACCAATAATGAAACAACTCCGGCAGCAATAGCAGCAGCACATAAGTAGGACAATTGCTTATGATGTTTCTTGTGATCCTCCCATTCAGAGATTAACCACTTGACATCGTTGGAAGTCTCAACTAATACATCGTGATCCGAACTCATTGTCTTGTCCTCTGCAATCTTTCAAAGTCCTTCATCTTTGCGGTTGCTACTACATTGTCTCTAGCAGCCTTCTTTGCTTCAAGTATTAATTCATCCAGTATAGTACGCTTTGCCTGAGGTGGTAACTTCTGATATGCTGGAGATTCTATTACTCTTGGCAGCACTTTCTTCAAAATAGAGGCTGTATCCTTCTGATACTGGTCGTAACGTTTAGAGTTAAGTCTCCAATTCCTTGCAAGAGTCCGACTAAGGCCCCCCACATCCATATTGAGAGACTTTAATTCTTTCTGTACAGTAGTAGGCAGTTCCTTCTTAACTCTCTCACCGGCCTCTGCTTGCTCCTTGAGGAGTGTTGCAACAAAGTCAAAATCAGTTCGATTGGCCTTAACTTCCTGTTCTAACTCCTGTAGCTTAGGTCTGTATTCTCTAAGCAGTTGCTGAGACTCACCAGATATCTGATCCCAGTCTGCCCCATAGACTTCACCTGCATACTGATCTCTCATTTGTTTGAGCTGGTCATTCCTGCTGGGTTCATAAGATTGTACACCTATCCCATAGAACGAAAGAGGAGCGGTTGCCACGGAACTCCAGAATCCACTGTATTGAGCAGCTTCTTCTATGTCCTGTGCAAATAGAGGGACAGTTCTTTTCACAACCTCATCTATTGCACCCGGCACTGTCTTGACTTTATCACTAAGCTTCTCACCCATAAAGGTTTCATTCTTTAGAGCGTCTATTGCTAAACCGGCGGGGGGAGAAAGTTTACCTCTAAGGAATCTTCCTAGAACATTATCTCTTTCAACCCCACTTATCTCTCCAGAACGTACTGACTTCCTTTCCTTTGTAATCATCTGTGCTGTAGTTCGGGCTATCTGAGCATAACCACCCCAAACATCGTACCGGGTCTTTCCAACTTTGATCTTTCCAAAATCAGAGGATCGTGGGTCTTCCTCTACGTCAGCACCTAACATACTAGCCATTGTCATTATAAGAATACCAGAACCTACAAAAGTCAATAACTCCTGAGCAACCAGCTTTCTTACTGGAGCCGTTGTTAAACCAAGTGAGCCAATCAATTGAAACCTAGAAATTACAAATCTTGGAGAAAAGAAACCAGCACTGAGTAGATGTCCATGATCTTTCAAGAACTTCCCTGAACCTCTACCTGTTGACTGTAGCATAAAGTCAGCAAGGTCTTTCAGGTCTTGCTCCGATTTGCCCGTACCTTCCCACTCATTCACATACTTCTGGAAAACTCCCATACGTAGACGATTCATGCCTACCACAGCAGCCCTCTCAGAAGCTTTGATTAAACCGCCCAGAATGGGAATCCTTTTTGCCCAGTTGGAATAAAACTCAGCCTCTCTCTTACTGAGTTCCCCGTCTATGTCAGTAAGCATCTCTGACCTGTCAATAGTTCTGGCTAAATCATAGGCTGGAGAAGTGTACATTTCCTTCTGCATTAGTGATGTACGTTCCTTGGAGAAGTAAGCCTTGTGAGAGTCTACAAACGCCTTGAACCAATGCTTAGGATACCTAACCCCTTTTGTCAACCCCTGCCTACCTATAGGGGATATATCACCAGAGGCTAAGACAGTCTTACCAAAGTTGGTAATCTCCATAAGCATCCCAATAGCCATTTTTTTGAGCCTACCATCAGTAGCTTTAAGAAGGAACTCAAAACCAAACACCACCTTGTTGAGAGATTTAAGATCACTCTCTGTGGGGACAAGGGCGTTCATCAGATTATCAAGAGCGGTGAAAGCCTTCTCCTTCTCAAAGGTCTTGAGGTCTGAATCTCTTACCTCATTTCTAACATTTCTCCAATCTTCATTGGTCATCTGCTCAGAATCAATTCCTGTGAAAGAGGCTTTGGGTAATTCTCCCTTTAACTCTGATAAGGCTTTCTTCCTTGCTACATCAACATCACTCTCCTCAGCAAGAGCCTTCTCATACTGTGCAGCCCTGATACCACGCTCTTTAGACTGAGCCTTCTTTGCTACTGCTCTGGACTCAGAGAACTCTGTTCTTTTTTCAGAGATTATATTCTTTAGTTTCTGGGTTGGAGTAAGAACTTCTTCCTCTACAACTTCCTTAGTCTCCTGTCCTACCTTTGTCTCTGGGGAGGATGGTGCAATCTCATCACCAGTCATTATAGGATCAGCAGCCTCTTCAAAAGACTCCTGATCAAAATCCCCCAACGTACCACCCTCAGTTTCCATGACATCCGGTTGCTCCAACACTTGATCTAACTCAGGGGGAGATAGATCAAGTGTTGGATCACCCTCTCTCTCGACCTCAGGGCGACCGGGGATATGAACATCACCCTTGGAGAATGCAGCAGTTCCTAGAGCACCTAATGTTCCAAACATCCCTCCAACTATTCCACCAAGAGCAGCCTCAGTTCCTCTTCTCTTTAAAAAACCTTCTGCCCCACCCTCTATTTTCAACCCACGCAGGAGAGCAGGGATACCTTCCGATGCTGTGCCTTGTAGGGATTCTTCTATTGCCTCTTCCACAGCAGTACGAACCATTGACATTGAAAGCTTTCCACCAGCCTTGGCAACATTACTCCAAGCTTTGTTTCTGGCATTCATCACTATGGCTTTGTATAAGGCTCCACCAGTCTTGGAGAACTTGAGGACTCTTCCTACCTGAGCTACCTCCAGCAGAGAAACAACACCGCCAACAATATTAGCCTCCAGATTAGCCTCGTCATCGGTAGCACCAGTCTCTTTTGCATATCGAAATGACTCCTCTCTATTTATAGCAAATGAAGTTGCACCAGAAGCAAGTATTCCTCCAGTGGTTGCAGCAGTCCCCACAGTAGAGGCTGAAGCCCCAGCCAAACCAGCAGCTCCACCACCGGCAGCAGCACCAGCACCGTAAGAGGCCAGAATAGTAGCCATGTAAGGAACGGAACTACCAATCAACTCAGCAAACATGTCCAGCCCCTCAGGGTCTGTCTCTGGTTGAAGTTCGGGGGCCTCCTGTGCTGTCTTAGCAGCAAGGGCTAAATTGCCAGCATGTTTACTTACCCAACCCATTCCGGGTGTGTCAGCCCAGTCAGCGAACTTCTTTGTTGAAGTCCCTGCAAGATCAAGTATCTTATAGAAGTTTGATTCAAGAGCTACACCAAAATTAGCGAATGCTCCACGTTCTACCTCTGGGAGTCTGGTTGACAACTCTTCTTGGAGAGCAACCTCTTCCTGAGGAGAAACCTCTGGCATGTCTTTTGCTATGTCTGCGAACAGTCCCACTTATTATCTCCTAAAATCCATAGGTACTTCTGGGGAAAATTCCTCTGTGTCTTGTTGGTGCTGGCTTCTTTTGTTTACGAAGTCTTTCAGCAGCCTTTCTAATATCAAGTACGCTTCCGGTGTTGATTATCTTTGTCAACTCAGCCTGACTCTCTGGGTCCAAAGTCTGCATCTTACCTAGCAATGTATTTATATCAAGATGGACTCTTGGATCACGTAGTCCTTTAAGTGTCTCCCCCTCTGCTGGAAGTTCACGACCTACAGCAGCAGGTTGAGCTACCTTATCCCTAAACCCCGCAGGAGTGGCAGCACCAAAAACCTGCATCCCCTCTCTTACTGGGGCTTGGGCTGGCATTTGTCTTCCGGGGGCTTCTCCCCCACCACCAGAAAGAATCTCGGCCATCATTCTCTGTGTTGGATCAATTCTTTCCTTGGCGTACAGGTCAGTCTCTATCCTTAGCTTCAACTCCGAAGCCTGTGCAGGAGATAGCTCTCCTCGTTCAACAGCCCTATCGAGTGCATTGATCTTTGTCTCAGTCTCCTCGATCCTCTGAAGATGTTGAGTCATCAATTTGTTCTCAAAGGTTTCACGTTCCTGCAAATCGAGTTCGAGCTTATGTCGTTGCAGTGTCTCATCACGTTCCACCTGAAAAGCAAGCTTACGCTTCTCACTCTCAGTAGCTATGAAAGCCTGAAACTCTGCCATCTCCCTAGCACTTTGAGCAGCGATCCCAGCCCTGACATTGGCACCACCCTGAGAGATCATAGCAGTCTCTAAACGGTTCTGCCTCTCCCTCTCTTCAGCAGCAGCCTGACCTGCACCGGCCATAGCCCCTAGCTGGCCTATGTCTTTGGCACTACCATGAGTTATACGAATAGCCATGTCATCTCCTTACTTATTCTTTTTGCCACGAAGCTTATCAATCTGTGCCTGAGTCAAACCTGACTTTCTCAATTGATCCTCAACTTGTTTCTGACGATCTTTCTTCTTCTTAGCATGAAGCTCTACAACCTTATCAGGAATATTCTTGGCTTTCTTTTTGCCTTTACCTCTTTTGAATAAACCAGCAAACTTAGAGAACATTCCCTTTTTTGATTTACGTTTCTTCTTCTCCGCTTCTGCCGCTTTACGCTTTTTGTGGAACTCTGTTACCAATTTACCAGCCATATTAAATCTCCGTGTAAGTAATTTTAGCGAGAACTGGGTGAACTTCTGTGTCCTCTTGTATAGTTAGTATCGAACCAATTTCTTGATTGATGATGCTAATCATATCACCAGAGGATACATCTGATACCATGTACAGCACACTACTGTCAAGGAAACACTGTCCAGCATTAAAAGTCTTCACTTTTCTGGTATCATCTTTTACCTCGTACTCAACTCTCATGTAGCTTCTCCCAATCTATCAGATAAATATTCAAAATGGGTATCACCAACCCAAACATCATTGTCTGCTGCAACAATCTCATTGTCATAAGTATCAGCACCATTGGTAGCATCTCTGAAAAATCTCAACAATATCATATCACCTGCTGCCCACCCTGTAGTGGTAAGAGCTATAGGCCCAACTCTGTGCATTATAGCAGGGGTTTCCCCATCAGTTATAACCTCAGTAGCCGTGGCGGTAGAAGTCCCAGATGCAAAAGTAACCACATCACCAGTAGAAATCTTCTTATATTCAACCCCCATCACTATTGCTTCATTCCCAGTTCCAGAGGGAGGATTCTCTACCATACAGTCAAAATGAACATGCACTGCTCCAGCAGCAGCATAATCTGGGGGAAGCTCCTGATGATAAAACATCTCTTCTTCCGTTGCCCTATCAAACCGAAGGGCTGTGAAATTTTCTACTGTATCAGAGGCTGGTGGGTTTCCTGAACTCTTGGAGGGGGCCGTGGGGGAAATATTTACAGCCCTCATCACCCTTGCAGTTCCATGCAAGTTGATCTCACCATCAGCTTTTATCTCGCAGTAGTTACCACCAGCCTGATCACCAACTTCGAGGTATCCATTGATCCTCACATAGTCAGAGGAAAAATCACCATAGATAAGGGGGGTTGCAGAGTTAGAGCTTTCAATATAAAGTTTGTTTGCAGCAGTCTCATTGTATCCAGCCTGATAACCTATAAATATACAGTTACTGCCAACTAGATTACTGTACCCGGCTTGATGGCCAATTGCTATGTTAAAATCAGCCGTAGCATTATTCTGAGACTGTAATGACCCAGCACCGATAGCAACATTCTTTTCACCCGTTGTGTTATAATACAAAGATGAAGCACCAATAGCAATGTTACTCGCTGGGGTGGTAGAGGAAAAGAGAGCATTGCCACCAAGGGCCACACAACCAGTGCAAGAAACACTTGTTGCCATCGCGTTAATACCAATGGCTGTATTCGTGTTGCCTGATTCATGGAGGTATAAAGCCCCATAGCCTATTGCCATGTTGTTAGCACCAGTAGTATTAGTCCACAAAGCGTATGCACCAATAGCCATATTACCAGAACCTGTAGTATTCGCAGTCAGAGTTTGGAATCCAACAGCTACATTGTTGTTGCCTAAACTAGAAGCTCCATTGACTTTCAAACATTCAAAACCAATAGCTACATTATTATCACCACTCACATTATCCATCAATGTATTTGTACCGATGGATATATTGTAAGTGGCAGTAGTGGCGTCCTGTTGAGAGTAAGTTCCAATTGCAATATTGCCAACACCAGACGCAAGCGACTGAAGTGCTTGATAACCAATAGCAATAGTATCACTCACATTATGGGTATAGCCCGCCTGATGTCCAATACTGATATGCCTAGTTGCGGTTGTGGCAGTATAGCCCGATTGCTGACCAATACCAATATTAGCGTCGGAAGTGGTTCCTCGTAATGACTCATACCCCATAGCTACATTGAAGTCGCCGGATGAGTTCAAATACAAAGACCTGTAGCCAAATGCAAGATTGGAAACTCCATCAGTAATGGTAGTGCCAGCCCATACACCAATCAGACAATTTACATTGCCAGAGGTCATGCTATACCCTGCTCGGTATCCTATACCTAAATTGTAATGACCACGACTTGCTCTCAGAGCCTCCCACCCTATAGCCAAACAATAAGAATGGGTCTGATTATTGTATAAAGCTGCATATCCAATTGCAGTATTGTAGTTTCCAGATGTATTGGAGTAGGCAGCCAAAGAGCCTATTGCCACTAAACCATTTATGTTGTCAGTAAATCTACCAGCATCTGTGCCCAGAGCTACATTTGCGTTACCGGCAGTCATGGTAGCTAGTGCTCTATACCCCATAACAGCATTGTCATTTCCTGTACCATTAAAAAGAGCACTAGCCCCCAACACTATATTATTGCTGGGGCTTCCAGTTCCTCCATTCATAGCTTGATAACCCATTACTATGTTGTTGTCACCCCCAGTCGCAGCGTGAAAGGCCAACGATCCGAGAATGACATTCCCATCGCCAGATGTCATTACCCAAGCAGCCTGATTGCCAGCACCAAAGTTCTCCGCACCAGTAATCATGTTGAGAAAGACATTTGGTCCTACAGCAACATTGTGTTCATCTGTTGCAACAAGTAAGGAATTCGCCCCAATAGCGATGTTACCATTGTTACTAACGCAAGCCTCCAATGCCTTGTACCCTATAGCTACGTTGGAAGCACCATCCTGTAAGGCAAAGCCACAATGGTAGCCAATGCAAACATTATTATACCCAACTGTTAAGTCATAGCAGGTTTGAAAACCAATACCTACATTATACGCACCTGTTATACCAGCAGCATTCCCTTTACCAGCATCATAACCGATAAAGAGGTTGTAGTACCCTTCTGTGCCAGCAGTGTACTTTAAATTGTAGCCAGCATTGTCACCAATTGCAAAACAATACTGTGGTGTACCTATTAAGTTACCACCAGCATCCTTACCCATGAAAAAGTTGTCGGACGATGTGTACTTCATGAACGTAGTGCTATCTACAGCTATAAGGGCAGCATCATTTGTAAGATTGATACCAGCAAAAGTTGGTGACGCAGTTACATCTATGTCTTGTGGGCCACTGAGGGTTATCGTTCCATCAGCGTCGTCAGCAACCGTGACACGGTTTGCAGTGCCCGTTACCCATGCAAAGAGATCGGTTGATGTAAGCACTTTGCCAGCACTTGTTGATAATAGCCGTGAAGCTGTAGTACCTGTAAGAGTAAGATCAGCAAAGGTTGGAGTAGCAGCAGCGTGTATGTCCTGAGGACCACTTAATGTAATCGTACCATCGCCATCGTCTGCCACTGTAACTCTATTTGTCGTACCGGCTACCCACGATGCAAGATCGGAGGAAACTAAAGTTTTGGAAGCATTTGTAGCAATTAACCTACTCGCAGAAAGCGAAGATAGGGTAAGGCTCCCCGCTATAACAAGACTCCCACTCAGGGTGAGAGATGTAAACGTAGGGGAACTGTCAAAACCTAACCGTTGGTTGATTAGATTCCAAGCATGACGATTGGCCGACCAATCTCCATTTGAAGGTATAGGAATTAGATTGGGACTACCCAATTACCAGCCCCCACCCTTAGTGATCCAACCACTCTGGGCTGCTTCCATCCTAGAGCCATACCAAGGTTTTGCCTTCTTACGTGGTGCTCTTCTGGTAGCTTGGCCTCTACCTACCTGTTGGGCCAAACTTGCAATCTCACTGAAGTTGGGTCCAGTGTCTTCCCTTCTTTCAATGAAGCCGGCCTTCTGCCCCATGACCCCGGCCAACCTCTCGAAGCGAATATCTTCAGACCTCTCTCTTGCAGGTTGTGCCACTTCCTCCTCATACCTCTTGCCCAGACCAGCAGCAGTAGTAGTTGAAGCAAGACCTGAGGAAACCAAAGACTGCATCCCTTGTGATACAGCTTTCTTCCTGCCTCGTTCGATTCCACTCTCTATACCCTGCCCAAAGCTTCCTGTTGGACTGTAGATATCTGCCATCCTGTCAAAGATTTCTATACCCTGTTGAAACCTCTTTTCATTTGCCTCATTAGCCTGCTGTCTGGCAGTCTCGAACCGACCAAGAATATCATCCAGAATTGACATTATTGTTTTCTCCCAACGCTTCTTGTTTCCATTACAACTTTTTCCATAGCAAATGTTTCACTTGCTGTAGTATTCTTCAAGAGCAGGCCCATATATACACCCCTCGCTCTATTCCTTATTCTGTTCTTTCTTCCTGTACCTGAGATAGTTCCAGTGTGTAAGGGAGTACCACCCGCAGTAACAGCCTCAGCCAATGTCTCAGCATCGTTGGCAACATGTATCTCATAAGTAACTCCATCACTGTCCGAAAAACTACTGCCTGATGCTCCACCAGCAAGCACAAAAGTTAAGGAAGATAGCAAACCTTCCCTATCCTCGTCAGCACCCATAGGAACAGCCGGGTACATAAACTGAGAAGATATAGCAGTATCAGAAGCACCACTATCATCATCCTTGGCAGTATCGAGGAACCTTCTTATATATCCGTCCCTACACCCTACCAATAAATCAGCATTGCCTGTAACATTAGAAGCATAGTAAAACTGACTATATGCTCCGCACACATTGGGATAAGATTCTGGGAAGAATCCACCACCCCTTATATCATACCAGTAGCAGGAATTGGCTCCAGTAGCTAAGGTTGTGATACTCAACAATATCCCGTTACGTTTTCTGTCATACCCAAGAGTTATCCTATGGGTGGATGGATTTGCAGCCTCATCAGCAATCAAATTTGGTAAGGCCACATTACTTACATTCTTGACTGAACCAAATCCATTTGGAATAACATTCAAACCATCAGTCCCGAAGTACCAAAGATTTCCTTCTCCATCGAAGGTCATCGCAGTAGAGCTAAAGAAGCCTGTCTTTTCTGAGATGGGTTTCAGTGAACCACCCACAGCAGGATCACCCTGAAGCACCCAGACGCTGCTGGCACAACCAAAAATCAGATAGTCATCATTGTACGGTATCATTGCCTTAACTATATCACCAATCTTCCCAGCGTTGGCATTGGCCCCAGCAACTGCTGATTGTGCATCTCCAGCAGTGTAGTCCCAATCATACGGATCATTCTGTCTGCTCATATACCATTGGTGGGGATCATTTGGATTACCGGATAAACAACATCTTCCTCGATATAAACAACCTATATAAGCCTTCGGCGGCATAGCCGTTGTCTTTCCGGGGTGTTTAGTCCAAGCATACCAATGTGGCATAGTAGTAGCTTGGGAGACTACAGATGGAGTAAATGTAGCTGGGTCCATCGTTGCCCCGGAGTCATCAGAACTAACTGTATTGGAAGTTCCAAATGTGCCCGAAGTAGTGTACCCATAGATATATCTCTTGGTGTCATCAACCGAGTCAACTACCATAGTTGCTGCTGTGGTTGCTTGAGTTAGAATGTCACCCTTTGCAGGTGCAGTAGTCAACTCATTGCCAGCACCAAGATCGAGCTTAGTATTGACAAAATCTGCCACTCTGAGAATTGTACCATTGACAATATAAACTTTCTGGAATGCCTCAAACATTATAAGCATATCAGAAGTGTCTACATCAGTTGCATTAGTTACTTCTGTAAGAGTTCCGGCCACGGATTCATACCATATCTCGTCGTTGCAAGCAGCAACTAGACGTTTAAGGGTTACTTGTTCGCTTAGAGAAACAGCCATTCGATCCTAACTTTCATACCAAATTTTGTTGTTTGATGCTACCACCAGACGTTTCAAAGTCTGCATAGTATTTTCGCCTGTTCCATCACCACCCCCACCAACAGCAGGTGGATCAAATGAGGCCGTAGTGAAAGACCAAGTATCACCAGTTGTAGTTCCATAATCATTTATTGAGTCAATACGCCATTGATAGGTTGTTCCATAATCAAAAGATTGCCCACTCAAATCAAAGGTCAGTCCAGCTTGTCCCTCTGAGACTAGACTCATATTACCGCTTGGCCCAAAGTAGACATTGTAGGTTTCAGCACTTCCACCATCAACCCAAGTTAGCTGGGATGGTGGTATGTCTACTCCAGTGGCTGCATTTGCAGGAGATGGCGTTACTGCTTTCTCAGGAACAGCAGCATTTATGAACCACATTCCAAATTGGAATGGTGCATAAATATTATTCCAGCCAGCACCAACAGCACCAGCCCCAGAATACAACTCACCTTCGTCAGTCTGAATCCCAAGGGCAGCACAGGCAGAACCAGCAGACCAATTAGAACCACCATCAAAACTCGCTACATCCTCCCTCAAAGTATCATCGTAAGAAGAAAGTTGGCTAAATATCATACCATCAAAAAGGAAAGTTCCAGTAGGAAATTCCAGAGTTACGATATACTTAACATTTGGAGTTATCGAGATATTTGGAGAAACAGCTACATTCACTACTGTAGGAGTTCCCACAGCAAATGAAGCACTTGATACAGTCTCATTCCCAAGCTCTGCCCCGGTTGGGAAACCACCCCCATCAGCAGCAAAAAACCTTAAAGTAATATCAGCAGTGGCTGTGCCTGCCTGCCTATATCCTTTAACATCAACTTGAGTAATTACTGCCATACATTACACCACACTAGAGACTACGCACATTGCAACCACTGGCTGTTCACTCCCACCTACCAGAGTCCCATTCCCCCACTTATCCAAACCGGGCCGTTGGCCCAACCTTATTCGGCGGGCCAACGTATCCACAGGGCGAATGTTGTTCATAAAAAATGTAGTCATTGTGGGAGACTTATCCGCAGGGGTTGTGACTGCCTTGCCTCTCAATGGTGCTGGGATTTCAGTAGCCATTAACTTCTCCAGAGGAGCCAAATAACATCATTGTCATTGGGGCTGTAAAAATACAACTTATTTGTATTACTTATAGGAAACTTCAAATAAGTATCTTCCAACAGGTCGAAGCTGTTAGCGTCGGCAGTTGTATTGCTGAGAGTCACCGATCCTGTGTTTCCTGAAGGCACAAGAATCCAGCACTCTCTACAATCTTGGTCAGCACCCTGAGCAACATTGGAAGCAATAGTAAGCTTCTCGAAGCCAAATTCTCCACTCGTCACATCTGTTGGGAGAACATTGTCAATATATAGACCTGCCATTATTCACTCCTTAAAGGTCAGCCTTACGAGCGTAACCAGCAGACAATTCTTCCGCAGAAGACAGATAGAAGACTTCTACCAACATTTTACCGGCAGAGACATTACCCCAATCGGCGGTTCCAGTGATCTTCAGATAGACAGATGTTGCTGCTGCAATAAACTCTAGTGGGTCTTCAGGACTCTCACCAACTGTACCAGCAGCCAAGATATTTACGGAAGTTCCATCTGTAAATTCATCTGCACCATCACTCTTGCCAACTGTCATAACGGCAGTAGTGTCGCCAGAGAAACCTTCCTTCACATATACTTTTGTTCCTAAAACAAAAGCACCAACAGGAATAGTACCCTGCATTGTGAGACTGGCAGTGGCATCACCATTATCAGTGAGATCGCCATAAGCCACATTCTGAGATATTTTTCGGATACCCATCCCAACAGGACTGAGTTCCAAATGTGTATTAACATTACCCGGATTCGACATTTCTTCTTACTCCCAAATTAATTGAACAAAGTTTCGCCATAAACCGTAGCTACCCCAGTATGCAGCCACATTCTTTTTAGATCATAAGGAGACACTCTCCCTATATTTGTATCCTGAACAAATCCTACCGTGGTAGGTGAATCACCCTCATCTGCAAGTATCATTTTGGAAATTGTTTCATAAGCATTCTTTGTGTGAATACCAGCAGTTTCATCTTCCTGTGATTCAGCAGCAGCCAAGCAACATTCCAGAATTGCCTCAGACTCCAATGGCCCACCAATAAATAAATCAGTATCATTAACTGGTTTCTCTGGAGTTATCACATAGCTATAGTTAAGGTTGTAAACCGCATTAGGTGTAGGCCAGATGACTAGCTCCTTAGTCGAGCCTACCCTAGTATCAAACTTTGAAGTCCTCACAGCATACCCAGTGGGTGCAGTGCTTGAAGCACTTACAGCCCGGTTGTTCATTACTGCCCTAACAGTAACCTCATTGATAGGATACTTAGTCTCAGTGGAATCATACTCCATCTTCCTACAGAACTTAAAGAAGTCTGATGGCAATAAATACTCCCACTTACCTGACTCAGTTCTTAGTGTTGCTTCTTGTTCCAACCAACTCCAAGTGTAATGATTACCTTTTCTTGGATGTATCGGAAGAAGAAACAGCATATAACCACGATAAACTAAATCCTTAACCTTAGTAAGATCAGTTCCTGTTGGGGAACTACCTAAGCCTAAGAACTCAGCTACCTTTGTATAAACGTCTGAAAATGTCCATTGCATACTTGCCATAATACTTCCTCAAAAAGAACAGGGCCATCCTTGGCCCCGAAGGAGATAAACTAATCAGATGGTGCATCTTCTGCCCTGAATACCCTCATTATCATTTCCTCATATAACTCACCCCCCAAGGCTTGCTTACCATTGGCGGGATCATGTTCCTTACTAATAAGTTTGTTAAATGCTGTCTGGACCAACTCCAAATCATTTTCATTCAAATCAATGTAGTCATCTTTGCAAGAATTGATTTCTCTAGCAATACACACAGCCTCAACAATCTGTCTGCCATCCTGAAACAGCCCCGGAGCACGAAGGAGAATATACATCTCTGCCTTAGGATTAATCTTATGGACCACATCCTTCTCTTCTATTTGGCCTTCGTCATTTCTAAAAATCTGTTTCATTGTTACTTCATAAATGCCTAACTGAACTCTTTTCTTTCCCATCTTTATCCCCTTCAAAAATAAAAATATTGGGTGGGGATTTTCACCCCACCCATTAACTAATTAGTTTACACAGTCACCTGCTGCCACAAACCAGCACTGTCAGAAACAAACAGCAACCCATTTGTAGTATCCATACCGAGTGACCCCGGTGCAAATCCACTATCGGCGGCATCTGTGAAATCGCCCATAGCAATAACAATGTCTTCACCAGTTGTCTGACCAAACCTCATCAAAGCAACAGTTGGGGCTGTTGCCCCATAAGCATCAAGAAGATAATCAAACCCAGTATTAGCACCAGTGTCAGTAATCTTAATAGCTGCCCCTACTGCATCAGCAATACTATTATTCTCATTCCGAATACGAATGCCAAACTCAGTTGCACCAACGGCGGCTTCATTCTTCAGAAGAACATCAATACCACCAAACACATCAGTACCAGTCAGCGTACCATAGTTTTCTGCAACTACGGTAAGACCAATAAGAGTTGTCACAGTACCACCAGACTTGTTCTGAGCACCAATAGATGCACCCTCCAAACGACCCATGACACCACCACTACGGTTATTAATCCCAGAGTTGATACCACGAAGAATGAAGTTGGCATCATTAGCAGCGTAGTTATTCCCGGCCATCTTCAAGAGTGCATCATTACTGTCGCCAGTAGCGACATAATCAGATTCACGATCAGCATCAATTTGCATGATGTAACTCTTCGATGCAGCAGTTCCTCTAAACATAGCATCGCCACTAACCCGGACTCCAAAAGCATACCCAGTAACGCCATAACGAACAGGGGTAAAGAAGGAATTCTTAGCGTGGATACCCTGCCCAGTCTTATACAGTTTTGCCAAAACAAGACCATTGGTACTAGAGCGGTCCACAGTCTCCATCATTGTTGCACATACCGCAGGATCACCATCGCCAGTAACGGCAGACAGAACATAGCTGCCATCCGCAACACCCAAGGTTTGTCCAAGCACGCAGTTAGCGTCGGTTCTAACAGGAACAATAGCCCCGTCATTAACATAAATATCTAACCACCTAGGGCCAGTCATGCCAGCTTCTGACTCCCCAGCAACTACACCAGCAAAGTAATCAAGATTAGCTGTTGCTGGCTTTTCCACCTGCATGAATTTACCTTCATTCTGATAACCTTCTGCTGTGGTTGTTCCTTTAACTCCGTTCCCTTTATCCCAGCCAAGAATATTGGTCGTACTGTCTTGGTTGTAACAAAGAGGCATACCCTCATAAATAGTGTCCGTACCTTCATACAAAACACGTTTCTTCCGGGCACTAGAATTTGTACCAAATTGACCATAAGCCATAATTTAAACCCTTCATCTTAAATTCAATCTTTACTTCACAACACAATCTAAACAACAGATTATTGCTGCGAAATCAGGAACCCGGCCTTCTGCCTATTGGTACAAAGGATACCAAAGGACACATCAGCATCAACAGCCAACACGTTATGAGCATTGTCTCGCTGTCTGGGCCGCCCAACCACAAAGTCATTCTCTTTGAGGACAACACATTTGAAGTAAGTATGGTTCACACCATAGATGGGATTGGTTCCCCGCAGGCTTGCTCTGGTTGTATCCAATTCATCAACATAGATGAATGGTACACCCTTAAAATGAGGAATACCCTGATACTTGACAATATCCGGTCCAACCTTATCATCCTGTGCCCTTGCCATCGCTTCAAAGTTACCAATGACAACATCATTGGAATACAGACGGAAGTTGCTCACTGGATTATGCTCTGCTCCAATTTTCCTCGGAACCATCGGAGGAATAAAGTGAGTCTTCCTGTAAGCCCTAGCCATCAGGTCTACAATGTTGTTACCAAACTCACCATTATGGTCAGCATAATAACTTCCCCATCGAGCTTTGGAAGATGCAGTGGAAGCAATACCACCTACGTTGTAAGTAGTTCCAGAACCATCATTGTAAACACCAGAGTAACCAGTCCAAGCACCAGTTGAATTGTCAGTACCAAGAGACAGCCAAGAAGCCAACCCATGAGGATTCTTCTTATCTGTGCTGGAAGTAGGAGACAAGATCAACTTAGGCTGAAGAAGTTCTGCCCATTCGCGGAACATATTCTGCATCTTACTCTTGAGGTAATTATAAATACGAACCTTATTGCCAGTGTTCATAGCAATCTCTCGCCGTTCGTACTCAAGATTAGTAGTAGAATGAGTCCAGTCTACCTTAATCTCATCGTCTGTGTTGACGGTATTGTGGGTGTCCTCTTCCCACAGGGATACCATCTTTGCGTTGCCAGTATCACCAAGAGTGACCCAAGACTTAATACTATCGCCACTGTCACGTTCTGCCATCCCAAACCACAGGTTGTACAATTCGTGAGTGATATCATTATATGTCATTTCCAGAGATTCTTTCTTGAACCTCGGAAGTGTGGCATATCCAATGTCTATCGCTTGATCAATTGTAAGGTCTGCCATGATCTATCCTTTTCTTGTATTACTGAGCGACCCCAGCCTTCTTGAGAACACTGCCTATAAACTGCTCTGCCTCATCAGCCTTAGAGAGTTTCGTCTTTGTTCTCTTCTTTCCAGAACCTCTTGCAGTAAATTGTTGTTTCTGCTTGTTCAACTTTCCAATTACATCTCTCTTTACTGAGCCTTCTGCACCACTCCCTTTATACCACTGCATTGCATGTTCCAAAGCCTTATCCCAAGTGTCTGCTTTCCCTGAGGAAAAGAACATGTCAGCGACATCCCAAATTTCAGACCGTTTCTGAACAGCAGGATTCCTACTATCAAGATTGCCATCCTTACCTATAGGCAACTTCTCAGACTTTCCGAACTCTGGTAACTTATTAGACACTTCATCTAAATAACTTTGGGTGCTCTTTACTCTGGAGAGTACAACATCCAACTCCCTAACTTCCTCCGCAGAGGAAACCTCACCTGTTACTCTGTCTAACTCTTCCCTTGTTACTTGTAGCTGGTTGATGATTGGAGATATTAAGCCATCAACGACCTCATCACCAAGCTTCTCCCTAACCGCAGTTAGGTCCAACTTACTTAATATATCATCTCGATCCTTCTTCGGTGGATCGGCAACCTTCTCTTTTTGTGTGCCCTCTGTCTTATCTTCAGGAGGAGTTTCCTGATACTTCCTGAGAGTAGCCAAAATGTGCTTAGGAGTTTTCTTTATGTCCTCATCACTCAACCCCATCGACTCAGCAAGTTCCTTATACTCAGAGAAGCTATCCTCCTCTTGTTCCTCCTCGACTTCCTGTTCCTCATTCCCATCGTCATTGTTGTCTTCCTGATCCTCTACTTGGTCCTCTTCCTTTTGGTCTTCCTTACCCTCATCCTGATTAGTCTCATCCTCCTGCTTATCCTCAACTTGCTCATTGCCTTTATCTTCTGATTCTTCAGAACCCTCAACAATGTTATCTATCTTATCTTCCCAATCTTGTGTAATCTCAACATCTGCCATATCTATCTCCCCCTACCTTAATTCTTTTCAGAGCCAATAGTAACTCCATTAACTCTCAACTCATCCTGTTTCGCAATACTTTCAAGCCTCTTTTGCTCAACAAGCTTGATTCCTTTTCTGTACTCTATCATCGCCTCAATAAGATCATCTGTGAACTCCCCACCTGCAACATCAGCAAGATAGATCTGAAGATGGGTTCTCTTATTGTTGTGAACAACTTCCAACCTGATTGTAGCAACAGGAAGGCTTGTCACCGGATGGGAATCAGTCCCAAAACGAAACATTGTATCATCATCAAAAATTCTTCTAAACAATTCTTTAAACATACTTATCTCCTTTTAATCGTATTCAACCCAATTACGTTCTTTAAGCCTCTTCTTTTTTTCAGCACGACTACCAATTATCATACTGCCATTTTTATCATATTTTGCCCCCGGATGAACTGACTCAGCTTCACCACTATCTATCTGGCTCTGATCAACCCCCAAAGCCATAGACACTCGCCCATTGTTCACACAGTCAGTATTGATCCCTTTGAACAAAGGACTTCTTTTAGACATAGAAACTTCAGCCCTGCATTCACACGGTCCCGGTTTGTGATAGAACTTACCACAACTATGACATATAGCAGAAACTATCATTCATTCCCCTTCTTTCTGAGAAAATCCCTTTCCCTCTTCGTGGCCTCAGCGTCAAAAAGAACATACTTTATTGCAGCACTGAGATAAGCCACACAGTCTTCAATTTTCTGTCTATCAGAAGTTGTCCTTACCCTTTTAATCAATTCAGAGTAAGCCAAGTTCCCATGAAACAAACAAGCCATATCAGACAAAGACTCTGCAATTTCTTTCTCAAATTTAACATCCTTGGAAAACAAGTTATCTCCCTATTACAAGATACTCATACGCAGGTGTCTCAGCAGCATCCTCATTCTTCACATAGACGGTTGCCCCCGGCTTGAAGATTGCTATCTCTCCAGCAGGAACATTTATCTCTTCCACAAACGAAGAAACATAAGATGTATCTATCAACATGTCATTGTCTACAGCCTTGAAAATTATCAAGTCTACCGTAGACACTCCACCCAGATCGAGGGCTTCGGCAGTATCAGCAACAGCCAACTCCCTGTAATTATAAGTTGCCAATGCTGGAGTATTAGTTAGGGTAAAACGCTGTGCAAAGTCCTGCACTTCACCCAACCCTGTCAACTGAGCTACAATTTTAATCAATCCTGCTGCTGCCATTAGTTACTCCTTTTGGCCTCGTCTATAATAGTTTTGCCGATTCTATAAATATCCTTGTCCTGCAATTTCTCTTTCACCAACCTCTTGATCATCTGTTCAACAGTCTCACCTTCAGGCTCCAACTTTACATCCCTAGTTGCTTTTACTGCATCAACTATGGCAGTTATGACAGCCTGAGTTTGCACTGCTTTGTCATCACTGGCCTTTGTTGTTTTTCTCATCTTCGCATAAGTAGCAGCAATTCCACCAAAGGCAGAAGCAATACCACTGACTACAAAACCATAGGGAATACCTACAGCCCCAACTGCTGCTCCACCAGCCCCAACCCCATCTACAATCTTAGTAACATCTGATTTTACATTTCCGTCATCATTCAATAAAACACTGTCCAAGAAAGCACAACTTGAAACAAACAAAATCAAAGACATAACCAAAGCTAAAAGATAGTTTCTCTTCACAACAAATCTCCTTACACTGGGTTCCCATTCTTCATAGTTTTCTGCATACTGTTGGCCTGATCACTTGCTGGATTTGAGCCAGTCCTGCCATCAGCTATTGACTTATTCTTAGTCTGTCCCTGTTGGGGGTTGTACGGATTCAATTTGGCTGCTGATGGTACTGAAGGCTTATACCAATTATCCAATTCCCTCAGTTGTAGGAATCTAGCAAGCTGTTCCGTTACAACAGGAACATCTATTGTCGCACCCTGCTGTGCTGCTATTTGGGCTGTTGGCAATACCCACTGACCCATGAAGTTGAGAAGTTTTCTGTACTCAGCATCAGGATTCAACCTCTGCATTGAGTAAGGCTCAACATTAAAATTGTAATCGAAGAACTCACCCTCTCTTGCAGCATCATCATACATAACCTCTACGTCACCATATCCGGGAATCCTTTTGATTACTGGTAACTGATAAAGGGGGTCTTTCCAGAAAAAATTTGCCAGCTTTGTTAGAACATCAGATGTGGTATCATACACCTGATTAACCATATCATCTACACCCTTGCTGGCAGTAGAGAATAACATTTGCTCCTGTCCCAAAGTCTCAGCAGCAGGACTTCTTCCACCAAGCTGATCAAGATTTACTTCCTGCTTTGCATACTGTCCCTCAAGGTATTGCATCCAAGGATACTGTTCCCTATCCACACCGGGGAACTCAAATATACCAACTCCGTCTTTTGACTGAACTCTTATAGCCTGTCTATCCCCGGCCAATGCAATATTCTGAGCATCCTGAGCAGAGTCCCCCTCATAAGTCAGAACTGCCTTTTGTGAATTTGCTTGATTGACAACTTTATTGACTATAACATTTAATGCTGCGTCAGTGTCCATCCAAAACCAAACCGGAGGGGGTGCAATCAATGTCTTTGAAAAATTCTTGAAACCCAATTTATCATAAGGACCAGACTCATCGCATTCAGCGTGAACTGTCTTCATAATCTTAGCGTCTGGGTCATGGGGATCAATGGTAATAATAGTCTTTTCATCAGGCAACCAAACTTCGGCCAATTCAACAAAATTTTTCAATGTTCCTGATTCATTGTCCTGAGGTGCTGTTGGTGGTTTTCTATCTCCCCACCTACCAAACGAAGATTTCAGTCTGTCGGCATACTTGGGATATAAATCCTGAGCAACCTCCAGTTGCATCCTAAAACGGTTTCCCTCTAACTCAAATCCCTCGAAGTTATCTGAAGTACAATCACCAAAATAATCACTTATATCAATCACATCAGCATAGGGTTGGCCTACGTCGTGCAGATGACCAAAAATAGGTATCTGCCACTTTCGTGCTATCCCTGTCTTGACTATACCCAAACCGAGCAGAGCGTCTCTTACCAAAGGTCGTAGAGTTCTCTTGGCAAATTTGATCTCTTTCAGGAAATGGTTTAAAGCTAACTCTGTGGTGAGTGCAAATGGCTTGAACTCTGTTTTTTCGGTAGTGACTAAAACTTTTGGATTACTCATCACAAGGTAGGGGATCAAAATAGCCATACCCCTGTCAATAAGATTGACCGGATGTGCCCCATTCCTTGAGAGGTCATCCCTTGCTGAAGAGTAACCACTCTCCCAAGCTTTTAACATAAGGTTGCGAGCTTGCAAAACATGATCGTATTTTCTTTCCCACGCTAAGATTGATCTGGCAATCCTTTTTGGGAAACTCATCCTTACATTTTTTTCATGTATAGTAGACATTAATAGGGAAACCTCTTATTAAGACTTTTTTCTCTGGCTGCTTGCCTTCTCTTTTCTAATCGTGTTCCTACGCAGTGCTTTGGCCTCTTCTTCTCTTTTTTTGCGACAGCTTCTGGCTGTATCGTACTAGCGAGGACAAACAATCCGTCTGGAATTACCCTGTCACCGTGGAGTGCTCTCGCATTGTCAGACTCTTCAATTAGCCTTGCGGGACCACAACCACCGGCAGTGTACTCAATATAGTTTTCATATTCACGAATAGAATCTGCATCGTGAATAATTAATTTCTTTCTTGTCTTGTCCTTCTTTATGGCTGAATCTATTGCCCCATCCAAATCCTGTAAAAGTCTTCTCTTCCCCTCCCTACTAGACCACCAACCACGTTGGCCCATTTTCTTCTTCCTGATCTTGCCCTCTGTTCTTCGGATATAAACAAAACTATACCCATGATGAACAACACGCTGCTCAAATAAGTCTCCGGGTCCATTGCCTTCCCAGATAAGATAAGGGGTCCAATAAGAACCACCAACCCATTTGCACATCCCCACTGTCAAGTCAGCAAAATCCTGAGGAGATGTCAAAGCATCAACCCAAATTCCAACCTTCTCAGAGGTATTGACATCGTAGATACCCGCAACACTGTTAGACGCCCCTGTCCCTCTGGAGATGTCACAGGCAATGATATAGTTATGATCCTGCCTAGGTCTTCCATCGACCAATTTGCCCCACCATTGCAATTTCCCTCTTTTGTTGTCAATGAATGCTGCTGAATTTATTATGAGTTTATCATTGTCAGTGATCGTGCTGTCAAGTTTTATATCACCAACGTAATCAGGTCGTCTACAGTGTTCCTCTTCCATTCGTGCCAACGCAGGAAGTGAAAAGAAGGTGTCCCCGGAACCAACGGCCCTCCGGTCGATGTTCGCTGCCATGTTTCTTGCGGAACGCTCAGTCTCCTCATGGTCATACCAAACAGAACGCCAACCCTTTTCGTTTCTATCCCCACCATCAGCAACAAAGGTAATATCGTGTTGTTGTAGCTCTTCCTCATGTACCTCTACATTAAAATCCTGCATCTCTATAACTTCATTGAATACTGAGGGACAGATATCCCTGTAGTAGTCTATGTCTTTTATCTGAATGATGCCGGGATTTGGTGATAGGTACAGCCCTTCATTTTTCTCTGGGTTTCTTTCCCAAGGGAGTACGATTACTTTTATATCACCAATCTTCTGAGTAATCAATTGGTTGTAAGGATGTGCAGCACCATAAAAGTGAGTAGAACAATAAAAAGTAGAATCAGTTACATCACTTAGATTCTCAGTCAAAGCTCTTGCCACACGATGTTCAATTCTACCAAGCTCATCTACCAACACCGCAGATTGCCTATCCCCAGCCCCAAAGTTCTCGTTTGTTGATTCACCACTTATCACAGAGCCGTTGTCAAGATTCTGAAGCAGCATAAAAGTCTTCAGATAATTTTCTGGCTTTGCCCAGTTAGGTGCAGTGTGTACTCCGTAGAGCAACTTATGGAAGAGAGTTTTGTGTGCCCCTACGATCTTATCACCAATCAGTTCAACACCCTTATCAACAAACTCTGCTTTTCTTGATCCTACTAAAAACTGAGTCTGCTCGTTAAACAGAAAGTGCATGGCAAAATATTTTGTGATAAGTTCAGTAGCACCTTCATCCCTTGTTTTATCTAACACTGCGTTGTAGTGTTCTTTGAAGGCTTTGTCAATTGCCTCAACAGCATCTATCTGGGCAGGTCTTAAAATAAAGGGAAGGTTCTTCTGTCCTCTTGGTTTTCTCGGATTAAATGTCCAAGCTATTGAATTATAAAAGAGCGGTGGATAGTCTAAGACCATCTCAATGAAAACTTTTTGGAAACCCTTATCAGCTTCAAGCTTCTGGTGGAGATTAACTCTAAAAGCTATATTCTCCACAAGATTAGTAGGTATCATCTCAAAAAAAGAAATAGGAGAATCAGCTTTACTAATCTCCATCCACTACCTCACTCTCAACAATTTTCCTCTTCGCAGAATCCTGAGGAGCCTGATTTACTAAAGCTCCAGCGAGTTGCATTATCTGTTCAGCACTTACCTCACCCTTCAACTCAAGACTCTCAACCTTCTTCTTCTCAGTAACCTCTACATTCTTAATGTTCTTAAATCCCTGTACCAAATTACACAACATGAATATTAGCACAGCAGTATCAGGTTTTTGCCTCTTTGTTTTCCTTGACCTCTTTACAAGATTTTCTACGGACTTACCTTTGTCGTCTTTCTCTACCTTGTAAACCTCTTCAGTCTCCTGAAAGTCATAACCTGTGGCTACCTGATATGCTGTGGCTACCAGATGCTTTAACGCCTCGCATTTACCGTCTTGCCAAGCCCGTTCCAACTCTGGATTATTTTTTCTCCAACGCTTTAGAGTTTGTGGTTTTACTTTGAGTTTGCTCTCTATGTACTCATCACTGAGTCCCGCAGCCTTCAAGGAAGCAACCAATCCAATAAAGTCTACGTGGAATCTAGCACCATTCCCCTTCTTCCTGTCAATCATATCTGTGGAAACAAGTGCAGTGCTTTTCTTAGAAGGCATTAAATACCCCAGTTTTATTGATAAATTCTTCAGATTCTGGATTTGGGTGGAGCCTACCTAATCGGCTACGGCAATCATCACACCAAGCATATAGACCCCACCCATCCTCACGCTCTTTAAAAGCGGTAAAAGGTTTAACAGTCTCACATTCTATACACTTCTTCTTCATATAAAGCCTTACCCCTCCATAGTTTAATCATTTTTTGATTGTATTCGTTATAAACACTACACACGTTTTATTCTTCCAGACACCCAGTTATTAGTCCCTTATCCGTCATCCATGACTACTTTCTTAACCTATCACTTTCGGTCATCCCGACCTTCTTTTGATACCAACTCCTTGCGGAGTCGGTTCTTGGTTCCATCCAAACTTTTTTGTCCCCCCGCATCCCTGCTCCCCCCACTGCCCCTTCATACTTTAATCACAGACATACCTCTTCTCCCTACAGACCCTACAACCGTAGCTATAATCAGTACAATCCCTACTATTAAAAGATATGTCAGAATATACTAATTTATGTCAATTTAGCATTTGACTTTCCTTTTTTATGGTGTATAGTTTAATTAGAAAGGGGATTAAAAATGGAAGAGTTAATAAAGAGTTTGGGTATGGAGCCTATAGAGCTGGAATTGATAATGCTGAGACATACTCTTTTTGATGGACTGTCCTTCAAAAAATGTGCAGATGAGCTTGGATGGAACGTCAAAACTGTCAGGAGTGCTTGGGATCATTTGCTCAAAAAGTATCCAATGTTGAAGGAGACTAGGGTAAAATGGACAAATCCTTTGGATTTTTCTAAGGAGAAGATGAGAAATCCTTGGAGGATTGGAGTGTGGTCTGAGAGAGCTTGTGATTGGATTGGCGAAGTTAAGGTGAAATTCTAATGATAATCTATCCTATAGACATAGTGGGTGACTTCAAGGATTTTTTAACAAAGGCCAATACCAAAGTCCTTTCTCTTGATACTGAGACAACTTCTCTCAATTATTATGATTTGAAGATGTTAGGTTTTTCCCTTTGTGACGGTAAATACGCCTGCTATGTTGACACACACAGGTTGGGTAAAGAACCAATAGAAGAATTGAAAGAGATGCTGAGAACAAGCAATAAATACTTAATATTCCATAACGCTCAATTCGATATTAAGGTTCTCCATAAGTCAGGTATCACTGATATAACCAAGAATATCTTTTGCACAATGACAGCACAACATCTATTGAATGAAGAAAGCAGATTGGGTTTGAAGTTTCTAGCAAACAAGTATCTGAATGTGGAAACACAGACTTGGAAAGAAGCAGAATCCGAAGGTGTTTCTTCAAAAAGATTCTATGAGTATGCTACCAACGATGCCATCTGGACTTGGCAGTTACACAAGGGTTTTAACAAAAGTCTATACGCAGAGAAGTTGGACAGGTTGTTTTTTGAGATTGAGATGCCATGCCAATTCGTTTTGGCTGACCTGCACTCTAATGGAATCAAGTTCGATCTGGAGGAATGTGCTAAATTGGAGAAAGAAGTTTCTGCAAAGAAGTTTGACTTGGAAAAAGAGTTGTTCGAGATGGCAGATTGTGGCTATCATATTCAGCCGGGGTTGTTCGGGGGGAAGGAAATTGTATCAGCCCACAACTTAGGCAGTAGTCTCCAGTTGATAAAAATATTGGAGAACAAGTTTGGCCTGAAGCTTACAGACTTAACCGAGACTGGGAAGAAGAGTGTTAGCAAGCCTATCCTTGAAAAGTACAAAGACAACCCATTTGTAAAGAAGATGATTACATATAGTGTAGTTACAGCAGTGCTTGATAAGTGTTTGACAAAAGCCCCTGAGTGGGTTTCAGGTGATGGTAGAGTTAGATGCGATTTCAATAACTGTGGTACACGAACTGGAAGATTCAGCAGCAGTAAGCCCAACATGCAGAACCTAGCTAAACCACATGAGGAGTTTCCAGTTCACTTCAGAAAGTGTTTTGTAAGTTCAGAGGGTAAGTCCTTGATCTGTGGTGACTACTCTGGTCAAGAGCTTAGGGTTCTAGCTCACGTTTCAGGCGATGCAAAATTAGTAGATGCTTTCAATAACAATAAAGACCCCCATCTAATGACTGCTGATTATGTCTTTGAACTTGGTATTCCTGAGGAGGCTCTATGTGCTGACCATAAGGATTATGCAGAGTACAAGGAGAAGTTTTCTTCTGAAAGGTACAAGGCAAAGAATGGGATCAATTTTCCGATCATCTATGGAACAACTGCAATAGGTATCAGCAAGACATTCAAGATATCTGAGGGGGAGGCACAGTCCTACATAGATGGATTTATGAAGACCTACCCTGAGGTTGACAAAGCAATAAGAAGATGCCGATGGCATTTGAAACAACATGGATATGTCAAGAGCCTAACTGGAAGACGACGGAGGCTAGACCCCCACATACAAAAATCCTATCGTCAGGCTTTCAACTTTCTCATTCAGTCACTGTCTGCGGATATGATTCGAGTGGCTATGTTCAGGATGAAAGATGAGATTGATAAACATCCTGAGTGGGGTGCTGCCATACTTATGACAGTGCACGATGAGATCGTACTTGAGGCTTTCGATGGATATGCAGAGGAAGTAGCTGAGTCTTTGTCTGGTGCGATGAAAAATGCAATGACACTCAAAGTTCCGCTTGAGGTGGATATAGGAATTGGTAAAAACTATTCGGAGGTGAAGTGATGAAACCAAGACGTAGAGTAAGATTTATCCTATTCCTCATAAGACACTTTAGATATAACACACACGATAAAATAGCATTTCTTCTTTCTCTTCGGGAGGACAACTATTATGGAAAGTAGGGCCAAGGTAGTCTACATTACTTATGATAGACCAGAGCATCAGCCTCTGGGTTGGTATGAAGAGAGCAATGATACTGTCTATATAAGAACAGGCTTGAGTTTAGATTCAAGAAAGCTTTTGTTGACTCACGAACTAAAACATAGAGAATGTTGTAAAAGTAAATGTTGTTGTTGGAATAAGGCTTCAGTGTATTGGGCTGAGTATCATGCAATGAGAGCCGAGCTTGACTCAGTGTTGGTAGACAGAGCGGTAGCAGAAGATAGTTATGTTGAGATAATTAGAGTTTACTATGACCTAATAAAAAAGGCTGCATATGCTAATACACATTGTAGGGCTTTGGAAAAGGTGATGAGACTGAAGAGATTCAAAGCACTCAAGAGAAGAGTTGAAAGGGCCAAACGTGCATAAGCAAAGAAGACGGATCAGATTGCCGGAGCTTAGAAAGGCAAATGTGGCAGTAAGAAATGATATTTGCCCATGTGGGAGTGGGAAGAAGTTTAAGTTTTGTCACTGGGGGAAGCATATAGTAGGGAGGGCCATCCTCGATGCTTGATGTACTTGCTGGGATATTTGAGTTGGGTGGTAAGATTGTTGTTGGTAATAAAAGGTGGGAGGGGTATTTACTTCATCTCATAAGTGGAATCCTGTGGACTATAGTAGCTTTCAAGACAGAACTCTATGGGCTTCTAATAATAACTCTTCCATCTTTTGTTATCAATGTTCGTAATGCCGTGAAATGGTATCGGGAGAAAAACAATGGGCAGAAAGAAAACTAAAACTGTAGACCTAGCCAGAAAGTATAGGCCAAAAAATCTCAACGAGGTAATTGGCCAAGTGTCTGCAAAATATCTGACTGTTGGTGATTTTGATGTTGCTTTGCTTCATGGCCCATCTGGTACGGGCAAAACCAGTTCGGCAAGAGCCTTTATAAAGTTTTGGAATTGTGAGGGGAATAGTGTTTCCAAATGCCCCTGTAATGAATGTTCATCCTGTAAGGGAATTGAAGGTGGTGACGATGTTGATGTTATAGAGATCAATGGATCAGACAAAAATTCAGTAGATGATGTGAGAATGATCCTTAGAAATATGTATTATCTTCCAATGAGAAAGAACAATACCAAGTTCTACCTCATAGATGAAGCACACATGCTTAGTAAGTCAGCCTTTAATGCACTGCTAAAAGGTTTGGAAGAGCCTCCATCTCATGTGAAATTCATAATAGTTACCACTGAGGTTGATAGGATTCCAGACACTATAAGGAGCAGGTGCACTCAGTTTCCCTTCTACAGTGCAAGAGAGGAAAATATTAAAACAGTCTTGGAGAAAATCAACACTGCTGAAGAGCTTGGCGTAAGTGATGATGGGCTTGATCTTATAGTCTCATTTTCAGATTGCAATATAAGAAATGGAATTAAGTGGTTGGAGAAAGTTGCTACTGTAGATGGAGTGCATGATCTGGCAGTAGTATCAAAGGTTCTGGGTGCTACCTTCAGGGATATCTATGGTGTTGTTTCTGCTCTTGGGAACAGGGAGGCAGAATCTTTGGTGAAGCATTGGAATCTGTTCTTTGCTGCTGGTATGGGTTCTAACGCAGCGATCACCTCCTTGATGGGGTTGTTCTCCTCAATAGCAACAGTGTCCTCAGGGAGTGAGATTGGAGTAGCAAAGGGGAACATCAAATTCTGCCATGTCATGAAGAGGAAGTTCAGCCTAACCGAGCTATATCAACTCACTGCGAAACTACATGATCTATATGGTAATGAGAAGAATACAGATAAGGTTATTCTTAGTCTGCTGCTGTACTCATTGGAAAAATTTTCTAAATAGGGGACAATGATGAAGAAGAAAATGTACTATGGGGTAATTATATCAAATCCACAGTTTTCTGGTAATGGGATACTCACACATTTCTCGGCTTTGGTCCTAGCACCAAATAAAAAGATAGCTAGAAAGAATTTAATTTATGAAGCCCTCACTAAACACCTACTCCCAAGTAGGTATGTAACCAGTATAACAAAACTGGCTAAGTTAGAGGGCTAAAGATAGGAACAGCTATCGAAGCAATTGATCAACAGAAAGAACGTATGGAGAAAGATAATTTGGTAAAGTGGATTATGGGGGGTTAATTTGGATTGGCAAGTTAAATATGAATTAAAGCTTATTCTTGGGGATGATGATAAAATGCTCTTCTTCTATATGGATATTTTAACGCAGGAACAAGTAGAAGCTTTACAAGAGGGTGATCCAACATTTCTGTCAAACAATCTGAGCGTAGAGAACGTGAAGATAGTTACAGGAAAGTACCACGATGCAGAGATATATGTTGGAAAACACAAACCGAAATTTTTTGGTGTAAGTTCAGGCAAGGCTGCTGGAAGACTATTAAGACGCTATGGATGGTCCTTGGAAGGGAGAGTTTGATATGTTTCGTAAGAGCTACATGTGGTGTGTGCTTACCCACAACTTAAATATTGTTGTTGCTAAACTGGGTTTGTGGAGTAAATGGTTGAGATTATGTCAGTTCAGATGCAGGCACAAGTGTAAATTAAAAGTGAGCTATCGTCCATATAGCATTATCCAAGACCGTCTCAGGGGGCAGCAGGTTGATGAAATCTTTGTTATATGTGAAAAGTGTGGGAAAACACTACTTCGTACTGAAATTGGGGGAACTGTATATAAGATTAACCCCCTTTCTTGGCTAATAGATAGGGGGGGTTGATTATGTTACATGATAATGCAATAAATCATTTGATTGAGGTTGAATGGGTTGATTCTTCTGGAACATCGGAGTGGTTATTTCACAAGGAAGTATTCTCAATCCCGCCAAACAAAATAAGTTCTATAGGATATCTACTAGAGGAAACCGAGGATTACCTTGTATTGGTTCAATCAATTGGATCAGATAAGGATAACCTCCAGTATCAAGGGACCATGACTATTCCCAAGGGCTGTATTAGCGGAAGACGTGTTTTTATAAGATAAATTAATGAGGTCTTGGTAATGAGGAAGAAACAAAGAAAATATATACCTATTGGTGAGTGGGTTTCCTTGAGTGAGAGAAATATTATCCACTATACTACAGAGTTTGGGGGTGGCAAGAAGACAGTCCCATACCCTGAGAAACTTGTCCTCAGTGCTATTGGCTTTAGCGTGGTTGACAGAGAGGGGAGATTTTATTATGTTCCTGAGGATTGGTTGCCTTGTGCTTGGAGAAAGATAGGGGACAGTCCTTTTTCCTGCTTGAAGCCAAGTGAAAGAATTGTTTCCAATCTGAATTGTGGGTATTGTTGAAAAAATATAAAATAGGCTGGGTTTCCCAGTAGAAAGGAGATATTTATGGCTAAAAGTTGGTTAGAGATAGATTGCCCCGATTGCGAGGCTCCAAACTGGATTGATCAGGGTTTTGCAGATGATAATCATGGTGTAGATATAGATTGTTTCAAGTGCCACAATTGTAAACGGAGTTACGACGTTTCCCCAGAAATGGATGAGATAACGGATCACACTGATCACATAGAAGAAGGAGAGGCTCACCCTAACTATGTGCGTTATCTCGACCTAAGAGACAGAAAAGGTAAAAGATACTATGAGGGAGCGAGAGTAAAAGTTTGGATGACATCTTATGATCACCACAACAACCCAGTAAACTTTGAGGATGTAGGTACAATAGAGTTTGTTGGGAGTAGCTTTGTAATTCGCAATGATGATGGATTAATGATGGCGGTCGATTTACGTCCAAACTCTTGTGAGATAGTGGATTAAATCCCCCAAAATATATGTAGAAATTTTTTCTATCGCCGTTAAATCAATAAATTCTGTACTGGAAGGGGCTGGGTATCTAACACCCAGTCCCTACCTTATTTACCGATCGGACCCCACCTACACCCCCAACGTCCCATAACACTACATCACCCCACAATAAGCCTCAATACTCTATCGTCAGCCTATTGTCTCACATACCATGTGTCGTCCCCTATGGAATGGGGGCATATAAATCTATTATCTCGATGGATTCGATAGTTTCGATGATATTATAGGACAGCTCATACTTGACAGATTGTGTCACCCTGCATAATAGCCTTATAATCAGGGTAGCCGGGAGATGAAGACACTATGCGTATGGCTATAGTAGTGTAAAGAGCCAAGATATTGAAGAAATCACAGGGAAATAGATATTGGAGGGGATACCTAACTTCACTTAAGGGCTGGAAACGCAGTAAAGACTATATACTTGTGTTCTCTCTTGTAGGGGTATATTGAGAGCGGTTTCTTTCAGCTTCCGACTGTGCATTGTGGCTTAACTATATCAATACTGCTGTTATCCTCCCTTTAGTCTGTCTAGGCCCTTGCTTAGTCTGTCCTGTAGATAGTTAATTGACTACTGAGTACTATGACACCTTCTTAATATTAACTATTATCCTTTACTAGGGGGTTACATGATACGCAAGTCCTTGTTTAGCTTCCGGTTATGTCAATCAAGAGTCATTGAGCTTTGACACTCTGCGTGTATTATTTTCCTTTTTTTACTTGACTTTGATATGTTTTTGGTGTATAGTATGGTATCTTCATTTATGGTCCTTGAAAAGTTAATAGGGGGCAAATCAGGTATCGTCGGGTAATGCCGATCGGAACACTGTTTCAAGTTATCGTTACAGTGTTCTACTCGTTATTACTCAATTAAGGGGTTGAATAATGAGTGAAAAACAAGTAGTACACTTGACATTAACCGGGGAATACGCAGGGCTTTCCTATTGCGGGAAAGAGTATAATGAAAAGGATAGGTTTGTCCATGCAAATGCAGGGCACATAAAAAACTATGGCAGCACAATATGTCAACAGTGTTTTGAAATATGGGACAACAGCACCCCCGATAAAGTGAGGGTCAAGGTAAAATTAGCAGAGTGCGGTTTTTGTTTCAAGTTTTTTTGGGTTTGCCCCCACTGTAAAACAAGGAATCACATATCCCACAAATGGTCAGAAGTCGAATGTGATTTATGCACAAGGGTTTCGATTGCTTTTTGTTAGGGGATAAATAGTTACAGGGGGGTTCTTACTGAGAACCTCCTAGTAACCGTTTATTTGTTAAAGGGGCAAGAAAATGAACGCAGAAGAGTTGAAAAAGATATTAGCCGATCATCTATGTTGGCTAGATACAAACTGCTCAATAGGGATTCGGGCAGACCTTAGAGGGGCATACCTTAGAGGGGCAGACCTTAGAGG